GAATTTAGAGAAAGAAGCACAAACGTTTCAAACCTTTTAATTGCTGATGTGTCGGTTTTACAAGCTGATGCTGCACTTAGGAATGCTTAACAAAAAACAAATAAGGGGCGGTGTTAGTATATAAATAGAAATAAGTAATGAACAGCATTCTTTCAGACTTTAACAAACCCAATTATCAACCAACTGTTGTAGCAGGAAGTGTTTTTAAAGATGTAAGCTTTACATTTATTCATCCCGTTACTGGTGATGTGGTTCCTGCCACGGATATTGATGCGGTGAAAAACAGTATTAAAAACATTGTGTTAACACCAATTGGTACTCGTCCATTTTTCCCAGAATTTGGTACACGGGCCACCAGTCTTTTATTTGAACTTGCAGATAACTTTACTGCTTCTTTGCTTAGAGATGAAATTGACCGCGGCATTAAGAAGTTTGAAAAAAGAATTTTAAATTTTAAGGTTCAGGTTACTGATGATCACGAAAGAAACGCTTACCGCATTACAACAACTTTTCAAATGTCGTATGGCACTGAAGTAGAATTTATTTTTCTTTTAACAAGAACACGATAAACTTATGGCAATTAACGGAGAACAGCTCAATGTTTCTGAATTAGACTTTGCGCAAATTAAAGCAAATCTAATTGATTATTTTAAGAACAGCGAAACAGAATTTACTGATTGGGATTTTGAAGGTTCCAACCTTAACAACATTGTTGACCTGCTAGCATACAACACTCATTATAACGCAATGCTTGCGCATGTTGCGGTGAACGAAAGTTTCATTGACTCTGCTCAACTTAGAAGCAGTGTTGTTTCCGCGGCCAAACTCCTTGGATATATTCCTCGTAGTTTTGCTGCAGCTCGAGTGGACCTTGTTGGAACCATTGGCGCTGAAGCTGATTCTGACAACACTTATGTAGTTCCTCGTGGTACTCGACTAACAACAACTTATAATTCTGAAAACTATTCTTTTGTTATTCTTGATGATATTACTACGCTTAAAAAGACAACGGTTGGCGACTCACACTTTTATACCGTTGGCGAAGATGAACCACTGATTGGGTACGAAGGCCGACTTGTTACAACAACGTTTGAAGCTAATGCGGTTGACACCGGTCAGCGTTACGAATTAGGCGATGAAGATGTTGATATAACTTCGCTTCGCGTTTTGGTTTATCCAACAGGAGCCAAGAGTGAAGGAACCGCAACACGCTACAATCAATTTGACACAATTGGTATTAATTCAGAATCCAAAATTTACTTTATTAATGAGAACAGTTCTGGTCGCTACGAGCTTACTTTTGGTAACGGAATTTATGGCGACAAGCTTGATGCAGGTAACGTGATTGAAGTTCAATATCTTGTGACAAGTGGTACAGCAGGAAACGACGTAAATGCTGCCTTTAGTATTGCAGGTGATACCAGTGGTAACTTTACTTCGGCAGGTACTTCCCTTTCAATTATGTGCGGAGCTAGGTCAAGTGGAGGAAGCAATAAAGAAACGGTTGATCATTTAAAAAGTAATGCAATCAACAGTTTCACAACACAGAACCGAGCTGTTACTTCTGAAGATTATAAAAATTTAATTCTTTCTAACTTTTCGTTTGTTCAAAGTGTTAGTGCTTGGGGTGGGGAGGACAACGATCCACCTGTCTTTGGATCGGCTCTGATTTCTGCAAAGCCTAATTCTTCTTACACAGAAAGTGTTATTTCTGAAGCTGATAAAACTGCCATTCTTGACTTTCTTGAATCTAAAAAGGTTCTTGCCATTACACCACAAATTGTGGACCCTGAGTTTGCCGACATTGTAGTTGATGTTCTTGTTAAATACAACCCAAGTATTTCTTCTCTTAGTGCAACAGAACTGGCACTGGAAATTAAAAACAATGTTGTTGTTCCTTTTGCACAAAATGATATTAACGGGTTTGATGTTATCTTCAGGCATTCCTTGTTTCAACGAAAGATTGATACACATCTCAATTCAATAATGAACTCTTTGGTTCGTGTTTTATTAAGTAAGAAAATTACCATTCCTGCAGACGGAAGTATTTCAGATTTTAAAATTAAGTTTGGTGCCGAGCTGGTACCTGATGATGGTAAAACACTTATTAACATTAACACCAATCCTGTTCATAAACTTGGTGGTGAAGCAATTTATATTAAGGATGAAGCAACCTCAGACCGGCTTATAAGAAACGTTTTTACATGCACAATTAATAATGGAACCGTAACACGCGTTGCTGACATCGGCCAAATTAATCTTAGCACAGGTGTAATGGATTTGGCTAATGTGTTTGCAGATGAAACAACCGAAATAACCTTTATAGCCAATCCTAAAAGTAATGATATTGTTGGTAAAAGAAACTTGCTTTTAAATATTGACCTTAATAACTCAACCTTTACGGCGTTTCCTGATGAGATTGCCCGAGGAGGTAGTTCTCGCTCAGTTGATTACAGTGCCTTTAGTAAAGATCGTAACACAACAACACTTGGAGATTCAAGCTCGAGCAGCAGTAGCAGCAGTGGTACTGGATCAACTTCTACTGGCGGGAGTTCATATTAGTAAAGATTGTAAATAAACAATATGGAGTTAAGCATAGCAACAGGTACCGCAACCGCGGTTGAAACACAGATGGTCGAATCGGTTTTACCCGAGCACTTTGAAACATCTGCACCAGAAATGATAAAGCTGTTAAAGGCTTATTATCGTCACCTTAACAAAGAGCTTAAACCTTCCTTTGAGCTGAATAACTTAATTCGTCAACACGACGTTGATACAGCAAGCTCAAGGTATTTGGATGCGATTGAACGCATGATCGCGTCTGCAATTCCTAAAAGCAGATCCCTTGATCGTGTAAGACTGTATAAGATTATTGCTGATTACTACAATGCACGTGGATCTGAAGAAAGTATTTATGCCTTCTTCCGTATTTTCTATAATGAATTTGTAACTCTGGTGTATCCAAAAGACGTGCTATTTACAGTGGCTGATTTAGAAAAAGGAACAACTTCAACAGTAAATAAGATCCGTGATAGCTTTCGGTATCAAGAGTTTTCTTATGTTGTTAAATCTAAAGACGATGAAGCAAATTGGAGAAATGAATACCTTAAGTTCGTTCACCCAGCTGGTCTTAAATTCTTTGTTGCGCTAACTCTTGAACTCATTCATGATAATGATTGGATCAAAGAAGCGCTTGAGTTTTACTTGGACGTAACCAAGGTTGTTAAGCTTACTTCAGAACTTCCTACTGGTGCTGATGCTCCCGCAAACGGTACGCTTTATATTGTTACTGATGCCGACGATCTTGAAAGTAGTGTTACAAAATTTAATAACATCCCACGGTTGTTTGAATATAAAACAAGTACATCCCCAGAAGGCTGGGCCGAAACACAATCGCTTAATTCCTTTGCAGACTTTATTGATTGGGATACGTTTTTCGGCCGGCATTCTCCGCTGAATCAATACTCGAATCTTGCTCTTACGTTTTTAATTAAAGTGTTGATGGGTGACAGAGGTTTTCATTACCTGACACACACCAGATCAATTTTTGGTAACAATGGAAGGGATGGGGTTGATAGAGATTTACTTAAAGCGTTTTTCGTTAACTTTATTATTTGCTATTCCGCAGTAAATCAAAACACCGTTCAAACCGCTTATCGCGATACGTGGAATAAAGATGGAAAGTTTGTTGATAACGCAGAATGGGGCGAATACGGTGACCTTTCAATTTCTGCGGGAGACACGGAATATACAAGTGATTCTGATGGTGGGTTTAAATTTCCTTCAGCTTTTGAAGCGATTGAAGATCCAAGTGATTCGTTTTCAACATTTGTTGATAGCAGCTTTATTATTGAAGACTTTAACGAGCCTGCCAACTCACCTATTACATATCTTCCTACGTATTTAAGTTCAACTGAATATAAGGAAGGTTGGGTTTCGTTTATTTTTGACGCCGGCGATGCTAGTCCTTTTGCTGTTGATCAAAATCTTATTAGATTTACCAGTAACGACGATTCGCCCGAGACTGCTAGTTTTATACACATTTATAGCAACCGCATTGAAATTGGAAACGATCTTTTACAGGTTGGAGATGTATATATTAACGGTGCTTTGGCTCTTAACCGAGACGAAACAAATTACCAACACAGTACAAGTGCAACTTTTAATAATGATGTTCCTCTTCTCGACGGTGGGTTTAAACAAGTGCTACTAAAGTATAAATGGAAACTCCCAACTGGAACAATCACTTCAGAGAGCGGAATTGATCCTACCTTTAGAGCGCTGTATGAAGACGCCACCTTTTCAAGTAATACTTTAAACATTCAAAAATTTAGAGAAGCGGTTCCAGATATTATCAACAGACTACAAGGTAATATCAGGTTTTCAGATACTGCTTCTGCGTTTGGGGTTAGTTATAATACACACTTTAATAACTTTAGTACTGAAGCACTTATTGACTTTTATACCTTATCGTACTTAGGTAAATTTAATATTGGAGAGTTTGACTTTATTATAAATCTTCACGAAGACTTTTCACCGGATAGTCCACCAGATAGTCCAGAAGAAGAACAAGTTGCATCAGAACATTTTGTATTTACTGGAACAACAAATGTTGTAGATGGCAACAGCCCAGAAGCAATTATTGATACACTTCATACATATGAATCGGATAACTCAAATTTGTTTTTCCAGT